CCTCTTTGCCTGCTCCTTTGGCAATAGCAGTCTGGGTTTGAATCAGAGTCTGCTCTGGGTGCTTCATCATTGAGTCATGAGTTAATGCATCAAAGGCTTTGTTAATTTGGTCTGGTGTCGCGCTTCTTATCTTAACGGCGTCATCAAAGTTATTAGCTATTTCTTGAATTGCTTGTTGAGATGTATTTTTCTTATCTTTATAACCGTACAACTTAGTCATAAAGTTATTAAATTCTGTTGGTGGCAAAGACTGTTCTGCCTGGGCCAGCATAGAGCCAGTCATCATGTTTTCAGATAACGCTCTATTTAACTGAGAAATTGTAAGTTGGTCATCTTGGGCTTCAGTTGCATGAACAGCATTAACATACTGCATAGTGTTACTCATTACAGTAACTTTTTCTGCTTCCGTGAGATTATCAGGAAGCGACTTATGCATACCTCTCAAATACTCAGCTAACTTTTTATTGTCTTTGGCGTCAGCTGCACCCTTGGACATGGCACCAGAGTAAAGGTTTAGCTTGGCAGCATCATATAAAGCGGCTTCTTGTTTGGGGTCAATTATTCCAGAGGCTCGCTGATTAGCTAAGTCCTTCTTAAACGATTCTAGATTCCCTACCCCTTGTTCTTGATTGCCTGAGAATGCAGTTTCATACGCCTCTTTAACTTGTGAATTATTATAAACTTCTTGCTTGGCTTTGGTCTCTTGCTTTTGCTCAGAAATCATCTTGTTATTAAGTTGGTGCCCAGTATTTTGGAGCTTTTCAGCGTACTGGGCTTGCATGGATGAACGGATTGTACTTGGAGCATTGCTTAATATAGATTCTAATCCTTTGGCTGTACTTGTTTGATATTTTTGTATCATATCAGGTGATAGTTTATAGCTCTGATTGAGCATCTCCTCACCTTGATTCATTAGGCTGTTGGCCTGAAGTCCTAGCGTGGCTTGAGCTTGAGAAGAATAAGAAGCGTTAAAGGCTTCATCTGCTTTAGTTATTGAAGGTAGCAGGTCGCCTTGAGGGTTTTGACCAGATAATGTTCCTCGATTCTTGGCTAGCTGTAATCCAGCAGACATTGAAATATTAGAGGCAAGTGAACTCATTGCTGAAGTTGTCATTGCCATTTGTGAGAATGCTTGCTGATACCCTGGAACTTGGACGCCAGCACTGGGTGCCTCTTTGCGCTCTATAGTTTGTATATCTGAGTGTGCAGGTATATTGCCGCTACCAGTTGTAGCTCCACCAACTTCGTCTTTTGCCAAGTTATTCTCCTGCTGGCTTAAATCCAAATCCCCACTCTTTGCCTAATTTTGAGCGTCTAAACTCATTAAAAGCAGAGGAAACTGGAATTGATTCAAATTCTTTAGCTGTTGCTCTTCCAAGCTCTGTTTCTGATTGTAGCGTATGAAGTCCTGATAAAACATTGCTAGCCCTTAAATTTGCTTCCTTAGCTAACAAATTCATTCTTCTTGTCTGCTCATCGGCATTATAGTTACTAATACTTTTTTGGTTTAAGATTAATGCACTACCTGAGCCAGAATCTGTACCGCGTGCTGCTTGCGTTACAATTTGAGTACCAATATTTTCCCTAAGCTGCTTCATGGCTGCTAAAGAGGATTGTTGGTAGTCATAATTTAAAGCCTCAAGATTAGTATCAATGGCAGCCTTTTCCAGGTCCCTGCCGGTTTGAATCATTTGGTGTTTGTTTTTAGCATCATTCATATTAAACACTAAACCAGCGGCTTGCATACTTAATAAGAATATTGACATTGGGTCCATATTTAGCTCTCTATTTGGTAGAAGATTCCAATTAATTGAATATCAAACGGCTCGTCATGTGTAATCGTGATTCCAGAGGTGCCATATTGTGGTTCCCATCCTTGCATAAAGCTCATCTCAAATAAGCCTGACTGCGGACCCGAAGGAACACCTGGATAGGTTTGCTCTAATAGGTTTAATTGTATAGGTGTATCGTTTATAAATCCACCAGTCGTGCTATTAAACATAAATGTTGCGTTGCGGATATGCTGCGGGTAAGCTACAGCGGTACCTTTATAGCCAAGTGGACCAGGAGGAGCAACGGCCAAAGGCTCTATTACGGTTCGGATAGCAAATCCAATTTCTGCGTCCGATACATCAACTGACGCGCCATGTGATATTGTTTCAATCGTATCGTTATCCCCGGTATAATCAAACCCAAACTCATCCCCATTAATTTTAACCTCCTGCGCATTAAATCTTGGAAGGTCTGTAAATGTTGATTTTGCAGTTCCATTATATAAATAGGTGCAGTCTGTCTTTACATCAAAGCTAAGCTCTTCCAAAAGAAACGTTGTTTCTAGATTCTGAGGAACAACATAAGCATCTGTTCCAGCGCTAAAGAACTCAATTGGATTTAGGCCGTCTGCCGCATCATCAGAGGATAGGTAAACCGTGAAGGCGCCTTCAGAGTCAGACACAGCCCAATAGAATACTCCTGCCTCTACCTGTGGAAATGAGCTGGGTAGAGTTCCAGTATCTTGAAACTGAAATGGCGTCGGGACTCCAGGCACAAAGATTACTGCATTTTGGAGTAACGCAAAGTCTTCCCCATTTAATAACTCTAGAGATACACCGCTTAATAACTCAAAAAGTATTGCGCTAATTAGGGTGTATTGTGTGAATTCATTAATGGGAAATGGGTCGCCCTCTGTTGCAAGCTGACGCTCTGTTAAAAACCAGGACTGTCCATCGGCGCTTGATGAGGACCAACGAAAATAAGCTTTACCGTAAGATTGATATAAAGTAGCTGGTGTAAAACCTGATACGTCCTCAGAAATTAAGGTTTGATAAATAACTAGTGACCCATCGTCATTTATAATAAACATATACCTTGAGCCAGCTCTATTTAAATCTACGTAAGCAGTTTCGTCATGAGGGCCTGTAATCAAGTGCTCACTAGCTATAGAAGCTATATTGGAAGTATAGGAGTTATTATAACCGTCCCACAACATAGAATGAACATCATTACCTGAGAGGATGATTATTTGATTATCGATACCTCTTGGCTGTATAGCTGTAGCTGGGGTAGAGTCTTGTAGTGTCATTGAGAAATTGCTAGGCGTTACAGCTTGCTCAAATGATAGCGGTGTTGAGTATATCCCGGTATTTGTATGTATCGTTAAAGACCTATACGGAACTATGAATCGAATAAAGTTTACATTATCTGACGATGGGTACCATGAAATAGCATCATCATCATCTTTTTCTAACCCATTAAAGTCATCGTAATCATTGGTGACAGACAGCCACACTCCATTAGGCAGTAGCGTAGAGTTTGCGAATACAGAACGGTTTTGAAAAGAAGAGCATCTAGAAGGCCAACCTCTAGCTTCGCTCCACGCAGGTTCGGCTAATAGGGTCTCACTGCCAGTGATAGCAGCTGTGGAGTCAAATGGAGTTAGTATGTCTATTGTTACCTGGGTACTACTTACATAAGTTTTAATTCTACTTATCCCTCCGTTACCGATAAAGGCACCGCCAACATAAGCCGTAGTAAATATAGCGCTACTTGCATTTAAGGTTATTCCGTAACCTGTTGTTGCTCCTGGAGTAAATGTCTTGGTATCGTATGTATTTGCAGGGGTAAAATCATATACCGGCAAATTTCTAAATACAACTAAAGCAAAACTCCAATTATTTAAAACATTTAGATTGTTAGTCCCAGCCCCGTTATCCGTAATAGTGTAGGCATCTGTTTGGGATTTAGCCTCACCAGAAGATGTAAAAATTTGAGCGGTCGTGGTAGAGGTTGTGTATACGAAGTATGTTTGATTCAATCTCACTTGAGGTACAGTTGTCGGAAGTGTATTGCTAGTGGTAAATTGGACTGGATAAACAGTATCCGCACTCACTGGTGTAGTTAAAGTCAGCAAGTTAGAAGAAGCAGAAGATATGACGTTTGCTGTATTAGCGCTTCTAGTTAAATCATACGGGGCAAGCACCCCTGTTGCTACTCTAAACCTAGCATCTAAAGTGGTAGTATCTATTTTACGTATTACAGACGCTGCTATTCCAGTTGAAGCTACAGTATGTACTAATATACCTTCTAGATAAATCAGAATCGAATCTGGAATAAATATTAGGACGTAAGTGCATTCGTTCAAGTATTGAAAAGTCTGGAAATATGCATCACGATAATCAGTAAGCGAAGGGATAGTAGCGTTATAAACTGTTCCAAACCTCTTTCCAATACCTCCTTGCGGATAGGTAATACAATTCGTGGCAGTTTTTAGGCCGTTATAATACGCAGAGACTGTTACTCTGGAATACATTAAGGGTGATAATTCGCCTTTAGAAAATACATCTTGTGACCATGCCGACAAACCCATAAGAACCCCTAATTTGCTATTCCACCATTTCCGATAAATTGTGTCACATACCGGTTATTTAATACAGGAATATTGGTTTGTGAGAACTGAGGTCTGTTTTGAGTATCTAATGCATTAGCATAAGCCATCATGTGCATTCTTTTTTGTTCAAGCGCAGAAAAGTAATCAGCTTTTTGTGCGTTTGATAAAGCTAAGTATGCCGATATCTCGTATGTAAAATAATCCACAAAATATGGTGGGAATTGTGATACATCAGGTTGGGATATATATTCCATATACAGCGTGCCACTGAGGTACGTGTATATCTTAAAGTCAGTGTAAATATCCCATTGGTATATATTGGGCCATAATCGGATTGTTTTAAGATATCCAGCTGGTAAAGAATACGCAGTCTTCCAGGGTAATGGTGGTGCCTCGGTAAGTTCAGACAATTGCTGAATCTGAGTTGCAAAACGCCAGTTGCCACTGCTTAAAACTGAGGGTAATTTCATATCATATGCAGCTTCTGCAGCTTGTACCATTCTATCTCCACCTGTTAAAGATGATATTGCAGAATGGCCTAATTGCAGTAAAGCGTTGCTTATAATCTGGACTTTAGTTAAAGCCATAAATCCCCCTATTAATTTCGGCCCTCAAAAGAAGGCCGAGACATAAACTAACTTTACGCGCTTGGTATTTCTTTATACCAAATATGGGCCACCATATCACTATCACCAGTTGTAAAAGCACCAGTAACGTTTGATAGATACAACCCTTTGTTGACGCATGTAGAGAAAGTTTCAGCGACAACTCCTGAATTAAAGTTCCACCCAGTAGATGCAGTTGCTTGGAAAGTTGCAGCAGCTAATGTTGAAGAAGCAATAACACCAGCTCCATTTGCAGTAGAGTCGTACTGTACCGCAGCAACACCACCAGCAGCATATGCAGCCGAACCGTAAGTCATTAGCAATTGCACTTTGTCTAATACTAGCAATGTATCAGCTCCGCCTGCAGCTACTAAAAGCTTAGGAGTGGCGTACATGCCGTTAAACTCAGATGCGGTAATTGCTACTGTTGCATACTGGACTGTCAAGGCTGAAAGCTTAGCAGAAGTAACAGCCGCGTCAGCAATTTTAGCTGTAGTTACATTTGCATTTAAAATCTTTGCTGTAGTAACTGCATCGCTGGCTAGTTTTGCCGCTGTAACCGCACCATCTTCAATATTAGCAGTTGCAACAGTTCCAGCAGGAGTAAATGAATCAACTGTAATGGTTTTAGGGCTTGCACTTCTATCAACAGTAGCAACAACTAGCATATTACTAGCGTCACTGCCTTCAGCGATAATTACATCTCCAACATTTAGACAGTAGATTGCTGCTTCTGCATTGAAGTAACCTGCTGCTGATATTTCAGCAATCGTATCGTCAGCACTTGCATATGTGAATAAGCCAGGACCGTTAGCTAAACTAGAATCTTGAAGAGTAATTAAACCAGTATTATCGGCTAAACTAACTCGGGTAAAACGTTTTATATCAAAAGCCATGATTGTTTCTCCTAAATAAGGGTAAGATTAAACTGAAACGTCGCAGTCAATTGCAAGAACACCGCGGTTATCAATAACCACCGCGCCTGCACTGAATACACCGTTTATCAACCATGCTGTGTTTTGAGCTAAATAGTTAATTTCAGTTCTGAAGTTTTCACCAATACCCATACCAGTAGACATTTTATGCCAAGCTAATGCAGTTTGAATGTTTCCTGTTTTAGGTAAGCCGCCTTCTGTCATTTGTGGAATAGTAACAACATTAAAACCTAAGTAATCACGGATTCTCGCCCTGTCGATAACATCATTTTTTGTATAAAAAGTAGAAACGAATTGGTCATCGCCAAGTAGGCTTCTAAAGTTAGATGCAGACATTGCAACATATCTTTCGGCTAGAGGTACGGCATTGTCATCAAAGAATTCCAAGGCTTGTGTAAACTTAGAGTAGTTAAAGTTAGTACCGCCATTGGCAATTGTATCGCCTGGGTCTGCGTCTAAAGCATCAATAACTATTTGGTCAGAACGACGACCCATAGCTTGTGCTACTAATAGCGCATTTTCCATTCTTGCATCAAAGTTAACTGTAAGTTCTTGAACTTCATCCACTGCTGTTGGTGCAGTATATTTAACTAGAGTTGCAGTTGTTTTTGTATAGTCAGGGTCTTGGATAGTTACTGCTTGCAAGTAAGCTGTTGGCACAGCAATTACCTGGTCAACTTTCCTAAATTCTATAGATGCGCCAATTACGTTGTTTTTCATTCTAATTGAATCACGTAATAAAAATCCGCGTGAACGGTATTCTGCTTTTACGAGTGCATCAAACTCAATTTGCTGGACATTCGTCAATGATGTAGACATGGTAAACCCTCATTAGTTATAAATAGTTAAAAAACTAGTCTCGCTAATAAGGGCTTAAATGCACCCAGGGTATCCCTTTCGGGGCCTGGCAAATATAAGGTGTCCTCATAGTCAGTTTGATGCATTACCTTCGACGTTGTGAAATGTAAATGGCATTAAAACTGAATGAACTGTACTAATATTAATTCACTTAGTAATGCTTGTCAACATATCCAGAGCTTCCTGAAATCTTATTAAACTTCGATTGGATTTCGGCTCTGTATTTTGGGTCTTCCTTATACTTAGTTAGATTTTCTTGCATTTCCCGTGTCACATCATCAACCGTGTATGCTGGGGTAGGGGCTTCATTGCCTGTTGGTATTGTTGTATTTCCGTCAATCATTTTTATCCTCATTTCTTCTATTGCTTTTACAGCAGATGCTGTGCGCATGTTCTCGGTTATTGCATGATAGGTATCATCAGAGAAATTTGCTTTAGCCCAATTATTAAGTGTCATTAGACGTTCTTTGGCATCTTCTCCAAGGGCACTTTTCTCTTCTTCCATATCTATCTTGAACTCATCTAGGAACTTTCCAACCGTACCTAGCATTGAATCAAACGCTTCTTGCGGAACGTTTTTGCTACGGAACACATCTTCCATTTCCAGGAAGGGCGTATAGTCAGGGTCTATCCAATTCTGTCCTTGAGACCAATCGTATTTGTCTGGAGCACTCCCAAGCTTTTTCTGGAGTTCTGAGTACGCCTTTGCAACATCTTCAGCGCTTTTATATTTTGCTGGAAGCCAGTCGGGTCTCTCTCCTGTTCCTGGAGTGGACTTATCCCAGTTCCAAGTCGATGCTGCGGATTCAGTTGCTGCTTCTGTTGTTGCTGCACCTTCAGGCCCTGCTTGAATACTGGCATTAGTATCACCTATCTCTGTGTTGGCTCCATCTATTATTTCATCGAATAAGCTCATTCATTTTTCTCCCGGGTTTCTTTAATCTTTTTAGCATCTTCTGCTTCTTTTCGTCTGCTATAACCTTTAGTGGATTGGATTAGGAGTCTTATACAGTCTCTGAATCCCTCATAGTAAACGCAGTTAGTCGAGTAGGAGGTCATATCTTTAGCAGGTGTGGACGGTATAATATAACGCTCTGTTAGCTCGCTAAGTATTTTTGCTCCTGCCTCTGTTTTGCTGAATACTTCAAAGCAAAGTCTATCAAACTCCACTATATCAGGATTGTTTTTTAATTTATTTATACTGGATGTGTAACCATCCCAATAATCCTCTTGCCCGGGTAAGCTCTTATAATCCATGTTTTTCCTTATTGTGTTTGTGACGCCTGTGGTTCTTCTTGTTGTTGTGCGGCTTCTTGTTGTTGCTGTTGTTGCTGCTGCATTTGCTGTGCCACTTCCTGCACCTTCTCTGGTGAGTTCAAGAATCTTGAGTCTAGCTGCATTAGGTTCGCTATTATCCATGGGTACTGTCCAGAGTTAATAAACAACTGCGTTGCTTCTGGGCCTGATATTCCCTGTAATATTTGAACGTACTGTGTGAACCTTGCAATTTGCTCTTGGCCTTTAGCTAGTGCTAGCGGCGAACGATACTGGAAGTTTATCTTCAATCCCTTAATGTTTGGAATTGGAAGCTTGCCCATTTTATGAAGAATATACGAGCACCTATCTAAAAGAGGTACCAAGAACTCTTGTTGTAGTCTGCTGAACAATGGCCCGATTCTCTGGGCAAGCAACTGGTTACCAGCCATTACTTCTGTGGCTGTTGGTGGTTGTTTTGAATCATTTGGCCCATTTGGGATTGGGGAATCTGCAAACAACAGGGTCTTAATTTGCATCCTTAAGTCCTGAATAGTCATCTGGCTAAACTGGGGGGCGCTTGAATCTGGTAGCGGAACTAGTGGAGGGCCTTGGTTCCCCAGCGGCGCAATTGGAATAATTGTCATTGGTTCCATTACAAATGTATGAGGATTAAATACCGCATCACTAAAAGCCATGTATGGTTTAAAAGTATTTAGGTTTGCTGCAGCTAGTTCGATTCTAGCTAATTCGTTTAAAGATATTATTGATGGTAGGGCGTCCATTACAGGGCCGCGACCAAATATATCGTCATTTGTTTTTTGAAATCTCCAGGTTATCCCGGGGTTGATGTCAAGATACTCTTCGTACAGAATCTCTGATTCAGTGGCCACAACATAATGATATGGTCTAACCTCATTCGGCACATACATTACACCCTCGTTAATCTTTCTAACGACTGCATCAGCATTGTTTGATACGTCAGAAATTAAGTCTTCTGGGATAATCGCTTTAGGCCAGCGAACTTTAATTTCATTTATCTTTACGTCTTCCCACCATCTGTACCAAGACTCTAACTTACCTGTCATAGCTTCTTCAACGGCTAGCTTATCCATGGGGATTGAGGTGAACAACAACGGATTCTTGTCGGTGAACTGGTTTACCACCAAACACGCCGTACCAACTGATAAATCGAAGTAGCACTCATTTATAACAACATCAAAGTTAGAGTCATGTATAAACTCAAATAATCGAGTCATATAGTTATCTAGTTCAATCTGAGCGTCTTGGGCTTCATCTGGATTATTCTCAGCCCATTCTTCATCTACTGATAAATAACCCCATTGTGTTTGCGGTGGTGTCATTGCCGTATGCATCTTAGATACAAACGTTTTCACTGATTCAATAGCTGTCGTATCATATACTCTAGAACCATGCATTTCGCCTTGCTGGTCTTTGCTCCTCCAGAACTTGTCGCGATTCGGTATTGCATAGAAGTAACAAGCACTGTGTAGCGCCATCCATTCTAGCGCCTTAGCCTGGGCTGAATCGAATCTTTTTTGGAACTGCTCTAAAAGCGAAAACCCGCTCATGGTTCTTTTGTAATCCATTGATATTACCCTAAAGTTTCGTTTGGTTTTGATTCGGCTGCTGGAGCTTCGCTTCCTAGGAATCCACTTGAGCGTTTATAGCTTCCTCTTAATGCTCTTATTTGTTTTTCATGCAAACGTTTTGATTCGTAATCCTTTTGCGCCTTTAGGTCTTCATTGGCTTTATGTAAAGTATCTTTTTGTTCTTTGTAATAATCCATTTGTTCGCGCGTAGCCTGCATTTGTGTTCGTCTGTCTGCTGCGCTCGTATGAGGTATTAATCCACCAATACCACGTTCTATTTTCTTTAGCCCTTGTGATAGCTTACTCATTACTCCCCCTATATCCAGATATGTACGTATATTACTTTTTCTTCAAATTCTTCTTCTAGTATCTCTCTATCAACGAATTCTATTCTATGAGGAATATGAATCTGTTTACGAAGTTTTCGCAATTGAGACGAGATTGTTCCCATTGTTTGCACTCATCTTATTTAGGTCGTCTTTCATTTCATCTATTTCTTTTTGTAGCTCGAGGACTTCATATGCTCTAAGACCTATATTAACGCCTTCCACTAACTGTTTAAATTCAGCAGCGCTAAATTCTCCTAGTGTGGCCTGGTTAACTAGTTGCTGGTATTGTTCGTATGGTGTGGATTTTGCGTCTATGTGAAGTCTTACCCGATTAGTACGACCTATGCCATATCTAGATGCGCCTTGTATTTTCCAGACATCTATATTGAACTCTTCGTCATATTTACCTTTTTCACCTTCTTCTTCCCAGTTGTTGCGGGCAATCATGCATCCTATTCGATAGCATTCATGAAAGACTGGATGCTTGTTCATCCAATTATAAAAGGTTGAGTCGCCTATTTGAGCTTGAGTACAAAAGGCAGCCATGGTCCCTTGGTTATTCATTACTTCAACTATCATTGGACAATGGACTTCTTCTTTATACTTCTTACCGCCAAACCTACATAATTGATATATCTCTTCTGAATTTACTGGCATTTCTTAGTGCTCCTTTTTATAGTATTATTATATATCACATTTATCAAAGGATGCCATCTTATGTTCGATATTTCTCAGTTTAGACAATACATAATAACGCCTGCACTATCAAATTTACAATTATATTCTAAAGACGCCGAGGAGTTGTTAGTTTTTACCTGTGCGGTTGAGTCGGATGGTGGTACGTTCTTGCATCAGATTAGTGGGCCTGCAGTTGGTATTTATCAATGCGAACCCAACACTCATAATGATATATGGCGTAACTATATTATTCACCGTAATAACTATGTATCACAACTTGGCCTTAACTTTGGTGTATCGACTATTCCGGATGTATCACGCCTTATGTCTGACTTATTATATGCTTCGGCTATCTGTCGATTACATTATCGCAGAGTCAAAGAGGCCCTACCTCCGGCCGATGATGCAGAGAAGCTCTATGACTACTACAAGCAATACTATAATACCTCTGCTGGTAAATCTAAAAAAGCGACTTCACTTCGTAAATATCAGGCATTTCTTCGGACGTAAGTGGCTCCTCTAATCTTTGGCTTGCTCTGTGAGCGCGTATCTCTGCCAATGTTAGAATCTCATAGCAAGCTGTACACATGATTTCAGTCACATTCTCAGACGCTTTTGAAAGCGACCTAGCTATTGGCATCCACTCGTGTGTCTTGGCTCTGCTATTCTTGCAAGTCATGGTTCGTTTTATCCATGCGTTCTTTATCTCTTCATTTGACATATCTTAGATTCTCTCCGATATTTATCGATTAATTACCGTAGATTATACGACATTCCGCAGTCGAGCAGGAAGTACGAATATCGGGGGTAATTAAAT